AAAAGACGCTTGTACTCGGCGGCTTCACAGTTTGCTTTGGATAGGGAGTTTTTCAGCTTCGTAACATCTGCGCTTTCCGTAGTAGCTTCTGCTTCAATCTCGTATCCAAGCAGCGCATTGACCTTTTCCTCTGCGGTCATTCCGTCAAATCCGTCAATTTTCGTGGGATCGACTTTGTACTTAGTAGCCATATTTAGTTTCCTTTCGCGTTTGTTAGGCGGTTCACTCCGCCATGATTTCCGTTTTATAGACTTGTCATGTCTTTTTGCGTTTTTTAGGCAGTTTCACTACTGCTTTATTTCAAAGGCTTATGCCATTGATAATGAAATCCTGCATCTGCAATTTACGTTGTTTTGTGGGAGCGTGAAATCTCCGGGATATCTGGCGGAATCGCCATCAAATGTGTAAAATCTGCGGTCAACAGGAACGGTTTCGCTTTGGAGGTAATCGTGGGTATCTCGCACGCGATCATCCAACATGGTTTCCCACGTTTTCATAACGCGGCCCGTTTCGTCATGCTCCGCCCGTTCTCCTACATCAAGAATAGCGTCATTGTAAATGCGGTTCGTGTCGGTATCGACCACACGGATTATCTCGTCAACGGTTCCGTTTTCATCATCCAAATATTCCGAAACACGCTCTTGCCAATCTTTCCCGGCGATCTTGCGGAAAACCGCGCTGTTCATGCTCTCGATTTGGATAGGAACGGGCCGATCATCTGCCGATCTAACGGTATCGTCCGGGCCGTACAGCATCGTATTAGCCGCTTCGTTCCCGAACATATATGCGATAATCAGCATTTCAAGGATTTCATCGATCCGTTTTGATTTGTTGCGTTTTCGTTCGTTAATTCCGCCCGAAAAGTCATTTTCCAAATCGGAACGGAGCGTTTCAAGCTGTTCCCACGGCGGCAATCTATCGCGCATAACCTTTACACGTTCCCGTTCGCGGTTTCGCCGTTGTTGTTATCTTCCTCGATAATCACGGCTTCGCCCTGACCGTTTCCGCTTTCCTCACTCTTGACCGCCGTAGACGGATCGCCCCAAATCATCTTTAGGTATTTTTCGCTCATCTTTACATCGGACACGGGATCATTACTAATGCCCGATTTGGCAAACGCAAGTTCGGGAGCCATGCCAGCGGAAAGCATTGTCTGTAACGCTTGCGCCTTGCTCTGCACGTTAGCGGTTTCGTTTCGCACAATGGAAAGTTCAAAGTCCACGGTGCTAATGTCAAGCAGCCCCTTTGTTTTCAGCACATCAACAAGGATTTCATTGAAATATGCGTTGCTGGCATAGAACAGTTCTTCCGTGGCCCGCGCTGCGGCTGCGGCCTGTTCCCAGCCGTTGTTAAAGATAGCGGCCCGCCCGGTGGAATCATACGATCCTGCGCCCTTTCGTGCCGTCATAGGCATAGCGCAAACAAGAAGGTATTTATCGTAAAGATCGTCAACAAGCGTCTGCGTTTGATCCTGATTCAATTCTTCGGAAAGAATCTTGAAATCTGCCTTGTTTTCGCCAATGCTCTTTAGCGCGATCATGCCCGCCTTTCGAATGTCGGAGGCGGTCACATCATCGTCAAACTGACAGTTCACGGCAATCGCAAGGCTCTGGATAAACTGCTCAACGCCATCGCAACGGTTGGATTGTATATTGTTTAGCTGATCCAACAGGGAAATGCCCGCCTCAAACGCACCCATATTCACGGAGTTGTACCGATACTCGATGATCGGAATATGATGCAGACGGTTTTCCTCGACCCGTTCAACGCTGTTTGCAATCGCGTTATAAATCGGGTAGGGCGTGGTCTTTCGGCCCGTAACGGCTCCGATGAGGCGGAAAATCCGATCTCGCGTGAACACATCAATGTGAATCACATCTTCGTCAATTACCATGTTCACGGCGAAAACGGGCTTGTTTCCGGGGCGCAAGCTGTAAACCACAAATGCGCTGCGCGGATCAAGCGCAAACGCCCGAAGCGGCACATTCGGATCGTCCATAGGTTCAACATACAAAGCCGCCTTGCCAACGGTATGGAACCAGTTCGCAATCTCGTTATCCGCTGCCTGTTTCCCAGAACGATACAAATACTCGTTTAGCTTATCTACCTTCGCCTTTTTCCCGTTTTTCCTGCTCTTGTAATATGCTGGCTCCATGAGGAAATAGCCGTTCTTGAACGTAACGGTTTCTTCCGCATGGTTTTCAACAACGCGATTCAAGATAAACTCGTTCCGATCCTTTTTGCGGTGCAAAATAGGCTGGAATCCGCGCCGATACCAGAATAGGTATTCTTCCTCCCAAACGTTTTGTAGGTGAAACACAAGTGCTGTATTTACTTCATTCAGCACGTTTTCATCGTTCAAATCGTCAACAGCGGTGTAAATGTCCCGCCGCCCGAACAGAAATCCGTTCAGTACGCTTTCGGTATTATCTTGTACGGTGTTATTGATGTTTTCCAAAATGGGGGCCGTCCTATGTTTTCCTCCGGGACGGCGCGGAGGCTCATGGCAAGAAATGAAAGGAGGTGATGATATGTTAAAATCGGACAGAATGAAAAAGCCGTGGTTTATCTTTCCACGGCATAATTATACAACTATGATATTATTATTCAATAGAAACGGGTATAACGAATTGTGACCTGACTGTGATTTTTTGCTTGTTTTAGAATGGTCTTTGCATTATTTCGGCGTGTCTGTAATCATGCATACGGATGAAGTCGGACAGCATACTAAATGCATCTGGAACATCGTCATGCTTCACTTTGCCGCCCATCGTATAGTTCGTGAGCATCGTAATTGCAAGCCTATATTCTTTCGTATAGCAGCTTTCGTCTTTGAAAAGGCAAATCGTCTTGATAGGCCCGGATTCACTAACGATTCTCGCGTCCTTGTTTGTCTGCGTCCATTTCGTTGTGATCCGTGTTGTTCCGCCCCGTTCTTTCACACGCTCTTGCACACTTTCCGCCACACGCCCAGCACCCCGGTTTGATTCAAACCGACACGATCTAACCTTGTGACGGATGAGCGCATCGATCAATCTTTCCTCAATCAAATCGGGCTTGCCGTTGTCGCATATGATTTCCTCAATGTAATAATCCATCCCATACTTGTACGCGATAGGCATAACGCAATAGTCCGGGCCGCTGTCTTTCGTGTCGCAAACAGCTATGATATCGTCAGGCTCTTTATCGGGCAAATCGAAGTAGCGGCGCAATTCACCGCTTTCAAACAAAACGCCCTGACGCTCGATTGGCTCATTCATGTATAGAGCGTCCCAACTCGCATCGTCCATAATGTCCCGTTGCTGGCGGTAAAACTCCGTTGTGAAGCCAATCCCATACGGATAGTTAAAGTTGGATTCATCGTTCTCGTTCATGGCGGGAAACGCAAGGAATTTCGCTTTATCGTTCCCTTCATACTGCGTTTGCAGCCGCCCGATTGGATCGTACAAGCTCCACCGTGTAGCTACGTGAAGCTCCAAGCAATCGCCAATCTTTCTTTGCCGCAAATCCGTGTAGTACATCTGCCATAGCTTATCCAGCCTGTCCCGGCTCATGGCGGTTTCAATGCCGTCCACCAAATCGTCACAATAGAGGATTCCGCTGGCCCGTACTTTACCAGCGTTCCCCGATCCGATACTGCTAAATTGATAATTCTGGAAACGCTTCGGCTTAACCAAATCTATCCTCATGTCCTTGCTGTTCGTTTCCACCATCGGAGCGTCCGGGAAAACATCGTTATATAGGTACTCACCTTGACGATCCAGTACGCGGATTATTTCGTCAAATACGCCGTGCAAAAAGCTGTTGCTGTGCGATCCGCCAAGGGCCGTCAAATCGGGTCTGCGGCCTATAAACCAAGTCAAGAAGAATAGGGAAAGAGTGGTCTTTCCGACACCGGGCGGGAGAGATATAGCCAGCAGTTCCAGCTTTCCGTCCGCCAACTCCTGCATAGCGTCCGCAATCGGTTTTAGCTGTTTCCTGCGCGGCTCGTAAAACCGCTTCTTTGCGGGGCGGCTCCATTCCAAGTAGCGGCAATACGCATCGAAGTTGTCGGGCGCATCGAACAGCAGCGTCCGTCTATACAGATCAACGCAAGCCTCTACACCGTTCCGCCTGATATGCTCCGCACAAAGCCGCCGTATTTCGCCGCTGTACTTCGCGGCCTGTTCCTTGTGGTACGGATCGAATTGCGTTTGACCGTCAACCTCAATGCGCCCCTCGTCCTTGAATTGCCTGTTTAGCTGAAACGCATCTTCTAATACGGCATAGTCCGATCCTGCACGTTCCAGTAGCCGCGCCACGATCTTTTCCGTCCCGATTTGAGCCGGGGCAGGCTGCTCTTTCTTCTTTCGTGCCATTCGCTACTCCTTGTCCGCATTATGCCCGGAACACTCCGCCTGTGAACGGGCTGGGGCGTTTCGGTTCCTCTTTAACGGGTGCTGGCGGCTCAACCGTTTCTTCCAAATCGGGAATGGGCTGCTCGGTTTCCTGCGGTATTTCCGCCACAACCTCACTTTTCTTTCTTCTCCCGCGCTTGCAAACAACATGGTCAATAGCTGGCGGTGATTGCAGGATCGGCTTGTGCTGGCCCGTCACCCACTCGGCGTTTTTCCCGTACTTGTAATACCCAAGGTACGTTTTCTCGTTCTCCAATACGCTCTGTATCGTAGACGCTACAAACCATTTCCCGGCTCTCGTCCTCGCGCCGTCATTGTTTAGTACGCTTGCAATCGCCCGCATCGAAACGCCGCGCTCTCTTAATTCAAATATGCGCCTAACATTCCACGCCTCTTTTGCATCAATGACAAGCTGATGATCCACCACCTTGTAGCCATACGGTGCTTTCCCGCCGCAAAAACCGCCCTGTTGCGCCTTTACCTTCCGTCCCGATTTTGTCCGCATTGTTATGTTGTTGCGCTCCTGCTCCGCCACGAACAGCATAAGCGCACGGAACACCGTGGACAAGCCGCTTTCGTCATTGTCGAAGTTTTCCAAAACGGAAATCAGCTTAATGCGCTTGCGTTCCAGCACAAACAGATAGTAGAAGTATAGCTTGATATCACGGGCGATCCGATCCGATTTGTAGGCAATCACCGCCTCCACACCGTCACGGGCTGGCAAATCGGTGAACAGGATTTCGTTTAACTTCGGCCTGTCCTCCTTAACGCCGCTGATCTCGTCCTCAAACCACTTTACAATAGTAAAGCCGTTCCGTTCCGCATAGTCTACGATAGCCGCCCGCTGCGCCTCTGGCCCCATGCGATCCTCCCCGGCCTGTTGCTTCGTGCTGACCCGGATATACCCGTAAGCAAGTTTCATAGTTCATCCCTCCTGCGTTTCTATAATGAGATTATAGCACGTTTACATGGATTGTCAATATGCGTACAATTATATTCACAATTTCCACAATATTGTGAGGCGTGACGCTGCGCATTATATATAATATATAATCGTTAGGGCTGTCGCGGAATTATTCAGCTTGTAGTGAACCGCGCCGACCATTCTTAGTTAGCCGCTGCTAACTGAAAAAGGAATGAACTATCGATCAGCACCGTCCCGCACCCGACCGCCATATGGCAGACCTCCACCCCTCTCCCTAATCAAATCGGGGTTAGACCGCTTCGGCTGCTCCGGGCCGATCCGACACAGACCGGGACGGGCAGAGCGAGGTAAACCGCCCCGGAACGGTTAATTGTTACCAAATTATGAAATCTGATTTTTAGAGACAGTTTTTTTATCGATAAACGATAAATTGGAAAAAACTTTGCGTCCGCAAACCCCCTGTTTCACCTGCCAGGTGAAACAGTACATTTTCAATTTTTCCCAGAGTTTAGGGCTTTTTTAGGGGTGCTGAGTTGTTTCACCTTTTTTCCGCGAACATACTCATATACAGAGCTATTGCTATACGATATATTAAAATTAGGTGATTTTGGTGAATACGTATAAAAAAATAGGTAAATTATATAGATATTTAGCCTTTTTTGCTGTTTCACCTTCTGTTTCACATTGTTTCACCTTGGCACTTTTAGGTGAATGCGTACAATTTTAGGTAAACGTACAACGCCCCGAATTAGGCCGTTTGACACTAATGGGACAGCAGCACAGCGTGGGCCGACCACCATATTAGATCGCAACGCAAGTGTTGTATGGCTTCGCTTGACCGATTTGGTTTGCTTCGGATTGCCCCAAATCGGAGTAGGTGGATAGTGGCAAGCCGAACCAGATCACCATGAGCATACACCATCGGAGCATCGCGTGGTAATGCAAGCCTAACCGGGGCCGCCCGTTTTTGTCCTGTGGCAGTTCGGAGGGGTAATCCGGGGGCCAGCGGGGCGGTCAAATCCCCCTCGGGTGGGTGCGATTCATGCAAGCCGGGGCAGCCTGTCCAGCCCGCGCACCCGTCAATGAATGGCGAGAAATGACGCACAAATCGGGCAGCTATTGACGGTTCGCCCGGATCGGCTGCTTCGATATGAACGCATAATCAAGATTAAGGATATACAGGCCCCATATACACAAAACAGGCCGCCCGGATCGGAGGCCACCGGGCCTTTTTAGGGGCGTTTCGGGACTATCAACCGCCCGGAGCGTTATTCTTTGGCGAGAACAACGGCCGAGGGTTACCCTCAAACATTTTTAGTGTACCTAAATAATTTTTAGGCTATACGCTTTAGCAGACTAAAGTGCCGCATATCAGGAATGATATAGTGCGGCCTGCAACATATCATAATTGATATTGTGCATCGGATCGGCACGCAGCGAAGATAGGCGGGGCGGTGCGGAGTGGTGCGGTGCGTCTTATTCCGATTTGATTAGTCAAGTACATTAATGTACTAATGCGCAAAATAGGGCTTGACAATTCATTAACGAACCGTTATTATATTAATGTATCATTAACGAACGGAGGGAAACTGCATGGACGGAAAAAGCAAGGATGTATTGCGCCGGGAGGCATGGAACGAAAGGAACACGGTACTAATAGGGCTACGGCTGCATCGGAAAACAGACAAGGACATATTAGATTGGTTAGACGGTCGGGCGGCGTTATTCGATATTAAGAAGCAGACCGAAATAAAGCGGTTAATCAGGATCGGAATGGGGGTTGAAAAAAATATTTCGGAAAATGAAAATTAGGGGTTGACATACATTAATGTATGTGATAAGATAAAGACAGTTCAAGGGAGGGCAACAAAAAACCGGGCGGTGCGGCAACACCAACCCGGCAAGCCCCGAAAAGAACAGACGCGAACCCGTATCTTCATAGGAGCATTACATATTATACCATTCTCCTATGAGTTTTGTAAAGAGAAGTACAAAATTTTTAGGAGGATTTTTTTATGGCAAACAAGAAGCAAATTCCCGGCGTTGATTATGAGGCGTTTAATTGGCAAGATTACATTGGCGGGCCGTGGAGCTATGTTTCCCGATTTGAAAAAGAGGCGGCGGAAAACATTATCCGCCGGGGCGTATCGGATCGGTTGTGGAAAGTAATCGCGGCGGGGCGGATCACGGTTGACGAAATGGTTAAACGGTTCAAAAAATGGGACGGTTCAATCGTAACAAAGCGGTTTTACGGCAAAGCCCGGATCGCCCATATTGAAAGCAAATCGGGCCGTATCTATGAAATTCTTATCAGCTACAATACAGCCGTTGCGATGCTGGACAGCGCGGGCCGATTCATTAGGTTGTGGAACGGGTACAGCGCAACAACCGCCCGACACATTGACGCATTTTTGAATAGGTACAAACTGCCCGGAGTAGGAAAGCACGCATGGCTTGATATGCCGATTGGCAAACCGTCCGGGATCGCGGTTGATTGACCGGGGCGGGCCATAGCGGAACGGCGCACCACGATTTGAAAAAATAAATTTGGGAGGTTTAAAACAATGTTTTTTATGCGTGATGGCGAAAAGCTGTATTTGCGTAGTTGGGAGTATAACACCGCGCTAATGCTTGACGAATTGGAAAAGATCGTTGTAAACATGGGTGGAACGGTTAAAACGCAAACAAGCGGGTACATTATGAACGCAACAATTTATGATAAAATTGAGGACGCAAGGCATAATAAAGAGACTTTTGAAAGTCATATTGACTTATTCAAAAACAACCCGGAATTGCGCGAAAAGTCGATTGCGGCGGCAAAAAAATATGCTGATTTGGAAAAAGAATTGAAAGCGGTTGCGGATCGTCAAGAGGCGGAAAAAGTAAGCCATTTGTCATATATTACGTTTTATCTTGACGGGTTTGTGTACTACTTCCAAACAGACAGCAACCCTCTTTTCCCGTTTTATTTCAATAAGGCAAAGCTGGATAAAGACGGAACATACAGCCTGGATGCAGGGCTGGAAGAAAGCAAAAAAGAATGGTTGTGGGATTCGTTTTTTAGCACGGATCGACTTTGCCGGGATGATTTGCGGGAGGCTGCATATATTCTTTTCAATGAGTTGGTTGGGGCTGCTCCGTCAAAAATAATCCGGGACGGGCGAAAACAACGGGTCGCAAACACTTATGACGGCGGTTGGCATTATGAAACTGTATACAAACCGGAACGCCGCGCAAAGTTGGATTTTTAAACGGAGGCATAAAACAATGAAAAAATATTGTGTATATGTTATATATTGGAATAATGTTAAAGCCGCCTGTCCTCTTGACGAATGGCAAAGAAGCATCCGAAATAACACCGTAACAAGATATGCAAACGGATTAAAAGAGGCGCGGGAAATGGCCCCGGCAAAGGTTAGCTGGAATCATAACATGAAAGCATTTTGGGGTTTTTACGGGGCAACAGAATGTATTATACAGGAGGCATAAGCCAATGAAACTTGACCGGGAAAAGCTGCAAGAGATTTTAGAAGCTGTTTATATGCTGTTCGTCACGATTTGCAATATTGAGTTTTAAGGAGGATTAAGACAATGAATAAAACTATCGGCTATGTTGAAAATATCAGTTGCGGAGAGCTTGCGGCCTGTCAGGAATACGCGAGGGCAGTTATAGACACATATTCAATGAATCACGGCGGAAATCCTCCCATGAATCAGGATGATGCTTTTGATGGCCTTGTTTGGTTCCTTGAACACGGTAACGAGGTTGAGGGGTTCGGCTATGATGATGCCCCGGACACGGTTATGGAGTACGGGCAGAATATCATTGACGAGATAGGTTTGATCGTTGAGTGTTCAGAAGATGAGGAGGCTTGACAAATGTTTTTCACTGTATATTATGAAATTAGAACAGGCGCAAAGGGCGGAATGGCATGGAGATACTAATCTTATTTTTAATCATCCCGTTTTGCAGATTCATTTTCCGGGCGGTTTGTCGGATTGTGGGCGGCGTGCTGTATATAATCGGGTGCGGTATATCCGCCATAGAGCGCAACAGGGCAGAACGGATCGCGAAAGCGCAACGGGCCGATAAAGAACGGATCGCGGCGGAGCAGCAGCGGGCGCGGCTTGAACTAATCGCAAAGAGGCAGGAACGGCAGCGCATAAAAGACGAAGAGAAGAAGCAGCGCGACATAGAACGGGACGCACGCGAAAAGGAACGGCACGAATGGCAAAAAGAAAAGATGGAATGGGCGCGGCAAAAGGAGCAGGACAGGCGGCAAGAATTAGAATGGAAAAGAAAGCAGCGCGAACAGATCGAAAAGGAACGGAAAGAGGCAAACAAGGAGGACGCAAAGCAGAGAAAGCGGGAATTGGCGTTGAAAATGGCGTGTGCCGATTTGGATTATATAGACCAATCAATGAACGATTTAACGCCGCTTGTTGACCAATACAGGGAAACGTTTGAAAACACCGTAACAGACAAAACAAAATGGAACGCTTATAAAAAGCTATATCAGCTTGAACAACGGCAAAACAGACTTGATAAGCAAAGAATGAAAGCGTTATACACTTTGGGCGGGGCGTAATGCCCCGTCTTTTTTTATTGCAGATCGGGCGGGGCAGCTTGTAGCGGGCCGGGGCGTATTGTCCCGGATCGGAGCAGCGCGGCCCGGATCGCTTGAAATGCACGGAGGCGGCGCGGTATGCATCATCACGATTTGACAGGCCGACAGGCCAAACCCGGAGCAGATCGCAACGGGGCGGACGGCTGCAAGGATGAAATATAGCGCGGTTCATTATGACCCGTTGTGGAGCGATTTAAGGCGGTTTAGATCGTAGCATGACAGATTTGTATTGCCTTGCAACGTTCCGGGCCGTTTAGGTGCGTTGTAGGCCCTCAAAAAGCAAGTCGGGGCAGGACGCACGGCAGCGGCGCGGGGCGTGCTAAATAGCCGAATGCGCTGTAAGCCGCTACAAGGCCCCTAAAATAGGTTTTAGCACCGAATTAATGTATTTACGCACGGACGGTGCGAAAACGGAAAATAGGGCCGTTTTTGAGCGTTTGGCGGCATTCCCGGCCGGGGCGTAGCGCGGCGGAGCGAGGCGGCCCGGTCAATGAATAGAAACAACGCAAAAATTTTTTTATGCGAGGTTTTCAAAAACGGAAAAATTAAAAAGCCCTGTTTTGCTATGTTTTTTGAGTGTCCCGGAACTGTTAGCGGTGACTAACTCGGCTGCATAATGCATATATTCACCGAAATGGAATGTTTACAACATGAATATTGCAATTATGCACTATGCATAAAATTCTGCATAAAAATTTTTTTATGCATTCCGGTTCTATACGGCCCTTTCTGTGCCTTTCTGCGATTTTTTGGAAAAAATTTTTTGTTTTTAATAAAATTGTATCAACTTTTAGAAAGATTTTTGCATATTTGCTTGTTGATTTTTTGCTAAATTTGCCAGTAAAGTTCGGATAAGTTTGTGGCGGGTTGTGCGTATGCTTTGTGGAGTGCTTTGCTATAAATCGCCGCGCAATCAACGGAGCATCGCCGCACCGCACCGTCACGATTTGGGGGAAAAAGCCCTGACGGATCGGAACGGTTTTATCGTAGCTGCTACATTTTTTCAAGCGACTTTATGGTAGATTCCGCATATTTTCCACGCTTTTCTTGTGCAAATCGGAGCGAACGATTACAATATGTTTTGGCGCGGATTGCCCCGGATTGTTCCCCAAAAGTAAAACGGCTCCCCAAAAATAAGACCACCCCCCCTTTTGGGGAGTGGCCCATCTTGCAACAATCTTGCAATTATTCGCAAGTTTAGTCACAAGTTAGTCGCAAGTTTTCGGTAAGAATCGTTAATCCATAATAATATCAGCGTACTTCTTCTTAATATCTTCGGTGTTTACGGCTCGTCCCAGCGGGTCTTGCACCGTGACGGTCTGCTGCACCGCGTCCTTTAGTCCATCAAAGTTCTTCTGCCAGAATATGCTTGTCACGGGATGCAGCTTGCCCTCCCCGGTGATGGTTTCCCGATACGATCCGCATACGGCTTGCATTTCGTATAGCAAATCCTTAACGTGATCCGCCCCGTTCTTCATTTGGCTGTACGCTTTTTCGTAGGTCATTCCGATGGACAAGTAAGCGCATAGGTTAGACACCTTCATGTTGCACCGCTGCGCAAGCTCCAAATAGCTATAAAACCGCATACGCAAATCGTCAATGTTCCCCAAATCGGCGTTGCGGCCTATTGCAGCTACGGCAAGAATGAAATTCGCGTACCGTGTATTAGCGTTTTTCTCCGCATTGATCGAATTGATCCGATCCGCCATCTTGTCCAGCGTCATGTTCCCGTCCGCAACGTAGATGTTTTTTAGCTGATCCACGGTAAGGATCGGGTTTGTCTGTTTCCATTCCGCGACTTCCTGCTTCGTAGCTGATATGTTAGCTGCATGGCCCCGGTTCAAGGCGTATGTTGTCGGATCGTCCTTGTCTGTCGGGATGGTTTTGCGCCAGCGATCACCGTATTTAAAACGGTCTGGATCGCGCTGCTTCTGTTCGGTTGCTTCGATTTGGGGCGTTTCCTCTTTCTTCTTTCTGGGCATTACAATTCACCGTCCGTTTCTTCGCTGCTGCCATTCCTGCGCCAACCCGCGCTATGCTCTCCCGTTTCGCTGTTGTAAAGCAGTTCCACTTTAGCGTCACGCACAACGTTTAGCTTGGGCCAATTCAGCCCTTCGTTATGCCGCTGCCCCATTTTGTCATACCACACAAAGCCGGGTATGCCGTCAAAGTACGCAACGGTACAATGCTCCATCGTGCGGGATATATCAAATTGCGATATGTTAGTTGTTTCCAAATTTTTCATTTAGTGCCTCTCAAATTGCTCATAATGTATTCTTCGTACCACTCCGCTTTTGCTATATCGGATTGCGCCGTTTCGCCTTGCTTCGCCCCGGCACGGAACCGATACTTGTATGCGTTGCAAATACAGAAATGGCGGACGGCTTCGTCACCGTAGATTTCGCGCATTAGATCGATGCACTCAAATTCGCCTTGATAGTGTGCGGGGTGGTCTATGGCAACTTCGTGCGGCTCGATATGCTCCGATTTGAGCAATTCTCCCGCGATATCGTCAATCAACGCTGTTTCACAGTTAGTATAATCTTTATATGGGCAACGGAAACAATCACGATCACCGCTGCAATTTTTTAGTATGTTTTCAGTCCTTTCGCTCAGGTTTTCTGTTGCCATGTTTCCTCCTTCGGCACAATTCCGTGCTGAATGCAGTACACTTTTGCCTCCATAACATCAATTTTGCGATATAGAATACCGACAAAAACGATAAGCAAAAACAGAATCCAGTTTGTCATGCGTCCTCCTTCGGCGGCTCGATGGGCATCCAATGAGTTGGATTTTTGAACTGATCTCCCCATATCCAATCAACTCCATTTGGTTTCTCCCTGACATATCCAATGTCCATATGCCCGCTTTCAGCGTCATACAGGACAAGTGTTTTACTACATACATAACCCGGGACAATCTCGCTCATTTCGGGCAACCCGTCCTCCACCCTGTGCCACGGGGATGCGAGTTTAACGGTTGGAGCCATCGCAATCTGCTCCATGCTCACATATAGATTGCATAGCGAGTTAGTTGTGGTCGATGTTACAACGTAATCTCCTTTCAGCGCATCAGCATCAATCAGCCTCATGTTTCGCTCCTTTCTGCATCTGCCGGGACGATGGTGGGAGCATCTTCAATTTCGCTCAACCATCTGCACCAATACCACCAATACGGGGAATCACACCCAGCCGCCAGTTCGTCCAAGTCACCCAGCCGCCCATGCCCCTCCGGGAGGGAGCAGACGATGGGACACCAGTCAGGGCGGTTTTTCTTGCCAAGGAACGGCATGACATTCTTTCTTTCGATTCCGCAAATATATCCATACAAGTCACTAACGCACCTTGCATCACACGTATGACAGCCATCTTTCGGCATTTCCATCCGAACGACTACGCTCATGTTTCGGCCCTCCTGTTCCACTTTTCTATCGTCGTTCCTTCCGGCTCGTCATCTGCAAGCCAAAATCCAATATTGCACGGTTCGCATCCAGTAAACTCCGAATAGATAGTATCTGCGTCGATATACGCGCCAGATTCCGTGTCAATTACTGGCACAACATCGACCCAAGATTTATATATTGCTTTACCTCCGCAAAACGGACACGGTTTCAGTTCGCTCATTCCTGCGCCCCCATCTTCATTCTTTTAATATCAACACAAAGCCACATTACAAGGGCAATTACGTTCAATGTTATTAGAACCTTGTCAATATACGGTATTTCCGAATGCACCAACCTTCCAAGCACCACCCCAATATACATGGCGTTGAATAAACGAAGGAATCCCTCAACTATCCGCATCCTGCACCTCCTCACAAATTTTCAAAAAATCAGGCTTTGTTTTTTCTCTAATTTCTTCCCAGATACTTTTATCCGCAAATTCATGTGTCCAAATCGGACGGCCCAACTTCTTTTCAACATACTCGTGTACATCACCGAAGTCACACATAAGAAACCCTGTATATGCGCTTACCACGATAGCTTCATGCTTTGTCATCCTGCACCTCCATCTTCGCCGCTTCGACCTTATCAATGAAATCCTTGGTTTCTCCTAAATCGCCAATCGGCATCCCCATGTTCACCAAATCATACTTGTGGGCGAAACTCTCACCATACTTTTCACGAATCACATCACGCAGACTTTTCTTTTGCGTATGTGTCCGCATCCATTCTCGCAAAGTGATGTATCTCCCCATTTACTGCGCCTCCATCATCTTCGCCCCGCATGAAGGACAATAGTTGCGTTCCAAACCACCTTCTCCGGGCTTGTCTACCCATATCTGCCAACGGTCACTTGGAACATAAGTCCTAAAACAGTTGGAGCAGTATACACGATGGGGAAAGGCATCGGTTGTTTTCCACTCTCCCCGCTTCGGCATCTGCGCTTGCATTGCTTCAATCGCATCGGCGGCATCAGATGTGTATTGGCTTCCTGCATCGCTCCGCAACGCCTCGACCAGCTTCGTGTAGTCCGTCATGCCTTGTCCCTCCCGATCCACTCCAATATGTCCAGTAGCGTCTTGCACATCGCGTATATGATTTGATTCTGCCATATTGAGTTGTCCCATCCGATCCGCACCGTAGCGTCATACATGGCCTTTTCGTCCTCTTTTAGCCTATCTTTTAACGGTTGTTTCATTACGCATCGTCCCCCAAAACATAATCCAAATCGGGGTACTCGTTCCGCAACAGTTCGATGTAGTCCGGGTCAATCCATTTCTCGATAGCCCGTCTTAACTGATCCGTAGCGTCCTCGATACAATCCGGGCAGTAATCGACAGACCCGCACCCAACAAAATAGTCATGGCACGTTTTACAGTAGTTCGCCTCGACAAAACTTTTCGACCCACAATCGGGGCAGCACATAACGCCCTTTTTGCAGCCAGCCGCGCTAAACAGCGATCCGCACTTAGTACATATCCACATTCCGATTTGCCTTTCTATTCCTCAAATGGTACTTCACCGTCATAGTCCTGCATTGGCATAACAAACTTGATGCAGTATGTTAAAATCCCGTTCAGCCGCATCTGGTGGGCAAACTTCCCGTCACTCCGCAAGGCGATATGCCCGTTACGCACCCATGCTTTTCTGCACGCCTCCAAGTCATATCCAGCGTCCGTTAATAGCCGTGACACAACTCCCTTATTGAAATATACCGTACCGTCCTCGTTCGATTTGCCCCATACGATCCGTGACGAATCGGTGAAATTACATGAGTTTTCCGATATAACGCCGCAAATATATTGATACGCACGCTCCGACACATCGACTTGTTTTGCGGACGCAAGGTATTCCGTCACCATTTCTGCGTCCATTTCTGGCTCATCGGGCCAAAACACATCATGCGCTATTTTGTCCCCGGTCAGCATTAACGCCATCGCCCCGGCCTGTTTATCGGTTGTGTCCGTACAAATCAAATCGGAAAAGTACGCCCGGTACAGCCCTTCGATATCGAACAGCCCGGATTGCAGCGCACCGATATACTCCGGGCCAGCCGTGCCGTAGTGTGATCTAAAGAAGTTTGCCACCGCGTTTCCATCGTCAACAAGTTTCTGCTTCACTTCGATTTGGATTACGCGGTTCGCAACGCCGCCGCCCGAAACGCTCTTAACGCAAGGTTCCTCACCTGTAAACAGAAAACTGCACCGCCATGATTTGACTTCCTCGATTTGGTTGTACTTCATGCGCCCGCGATCTATACCCTCTGTGATTTGCATTATCAGCGCATCGTATGTTCCATTCCATCTGTTCTTTATCGTTTGCAATTCGTCACCACAAAACGGGATGGAATTAAGAAAGGCGGCTGTACTCAACATAGCGTTTGCGGTCATATTCATTGTGCGTACAAGTTTTCCCGGTTTTGGATCGCCAAATATGGACGCGGCAATTAGCAGCGATACGGTCTTTGCCGTCCCGGTTCCGCCCCATAAATGCATAACGAACGGGTTTTCTCCGATTAGCTCGATCAACGGGCTTGCGAACGCTGCCGCCATGATTAGCCTAATCTCCATTGACGATACACGCAACGGCAAGCAATAATCCACCCACTCCTGCAACGTTCCGCGCTGCTTTATCGCGTCAAACAGATACTTGTATGTGTCCTCTCCGTCAAAAGATACGTTATCAGCATACGGCATAAACAGACGCTTATCGTCCTGCTCGACCCACCCCATGACGGAACGGGCCTTGTTGCGCGGGATTCTCTCGTCAAAGCTGGACAGCATCGAATTAAAGTATTTTGCCAAATCGCTTGCGTTATCGCTGCCAACCGGGACACCTTGATTTGCCAACGTGATAATCTTATTTTTGTTGGTTAGCTGCTCCCGGTTTACAATGATCCGTTTCCACCGCCCGCAATCCCAAAGCGCGATCTGTACCTTTTGCACGCCAGCGTCCACATTGTCCATAATCGCAACGGGCAGGATCGGCTTTCTGGACACGATACGATCAACCTCTACGTGATTCTTTACGGTTTGCCCATCGTCCTCCGTAACGCTGCTAACCTTAACAAGATATACGCCGCGCACCGTATCTATCCGATATTGACGGTCAAACATATAGGAGTATTCCGTTATTAAATCGTCAAACTTGCTCATTTAACAACTCTCTCAACCGTATCGCTTCGCACCAGTCCGCACGCCACCTCGACCATCCGTTGTACGGCGCATACCTTTTTATAATCAAATCGGTATCGTGTATAAGGCCCGCTATGTTCGCCGCGTAAACCCCGGCAATCACCGTGTCCGCATCGTCCAGAATTTTCCGCACACGCCGTTCCGCTATGGCCCGATTTGCCTGTTCAAACGCTTTCCGATCAGCCTCTTTCTGTTCCGATCCGTCCAGCGGCAAATCAAGGCAAAAGTCCCGATTCAACCGTTGCATCGCGCCCATAAACGTATCGCCCGTAACGCTACGCACAAACTGTATCGCGTCACCCGTTGCGTGGCACACCCAACAATAGTATGTGTCCCGGTAAATCCGCATATTGTAGTCTGTCCCGTGGTGTACGGGGCATTGAATCCGATTCCTCACGATCCGCTGCCCCGTATACCGTTCGACTACCTCCGGGACGCTCACCATCGATTTGATGATTTCCGCATAATCAGGTCTGTTTCTTTCCCGACTCATTCAGGCACACCCTACGCCCTTCCGACCATAGTTTCCAGTTTTCACGCTCAACCCTATGCGGGCAGTTCTCGCGATCACACGTAGCGCATTTATGGTTTCTCTGCCAAATGATGTAGTCCGCTTGCTTTCGTGCCGTGTCTATCAGGGTTGCCGGGTCAACGTTTGTCAGGCTGTAATACCATTCCGAACCATAGAACGATAGAACGCTACTTTTTAATTTCGCCGCCTTGTTCAAAATACGGATGGCTCTGTTCTCCAATAGCAGCGATTCCAAGTAGTCCTCATGCGCTTGCGCTACGATCCCGTTTGCCAAGTTTTCAGCTTCGGTGTCATTTGTCATTAGTGTTTGCCTCCGTAACGCTTGCCTTTCCAAGCAAACCGCTTGTTGCGATCCGATACGCGATTGTTGCCTCATACTCTCCTATCCCGGTTTCCAGCATGATCTTCTTAACGCATTTGTCGCGCCTCTCGATGGTAAAAGGCCATGCGCGGTTTCCCTCTAACTTATGATACGGGTCTTTTACTCCCATGCGCTCCCTCCGTTAATATCTCTACTATCCGCCGCCCGGTCTGCCGCTTATCGCAAAACGCAAATCGGCAATTATAGCTGTACTCAATCGCCTTTAGTATCTTGTACAAACGTTCACCAGAAACAGCTAATGGAGATTCTTTTAGTCGCGGATTCACCCATTTAGGCACATCTTCAATCGACTTTATTTCCGCGCCATGCTCTACCAACACTACAACGCTTATCCCGACTTCCCCGGCCCGCTTTAGTTCATCCGTGAACCGCTTGTGATCCTGCACAACGTTATTGCATAACTCATTAAGGTTTTGCTTTCTGTCGATCACCAAGTACGGATTGCACAAGAACGCATAATCGCCAACGTACAGTTTACTGCGGATCACCCTTGCGCCGATTTGATCGAAGTACGCCATGATTTTCTCAATGGCTTTCGGCTTTTCGCGGGTATCGACTTGAATTGTCAATCGCTGTAACGTTTCTGCCGCCATAGCACCCTCTTGATAGTGTCAAGTTTGGTTTCAACCTCTCCGATCATCTTTAGTAGCAGATCGATGTTCTCCGTTTCTGCTTTCCTTGCTTCGGTATACGATGTTATGTACCGTTCGGGCCACAAAGACTTTCCGTTATCAATGTCCAGTTCGTAATACACGGCTGTTTCGTTTCCGTTCGGCGTGGAGTACATCTGCGCGGAAATGATCTTTGTAATGCGGGCAGTTTGTCCGCTATACATACGAAGTTCGTCCGGGCAATCAGCCGCGTTTCGGATATCCTTAATCACGATTTGATCCCCAAGTTTATGTGCCATACACTACCTCAAAACGGAATCTCATCCTCGTTTACAACCGTGTACGCCGCTTCTTCCTGTTTCGTGCCGTCCTGTTCAACCGCGCCACGCTTTCCGCACGGGAAGAAAAGCTCGTCACACGTAATGCCCCATGCTGTGCGGTTCGTGCCGTCCTTAGCTGTGTACTTCCTCGATTCCATCCTGCCACGGACACCAACGCCGTCACCCTTATGGAAATATTTCTCCGTGAAAGCAGCCATCTTTCCGAACGTGGTGCAATCCACAAAGTCCGTTTCTTTCTCACCGTTTTTGTTAGGCCGTCTGTCAATCGCAAGCGTGAAATTGCAAACCTCAACGCCGCTGTTCGCCACCTTCAAATCGGGATCGCGTACCAGCCGCCCCTCTCCAATCCAAACGTTCATGTTAATCCTCCTTTTTCCTTTCCATAATAATCAATGCGATACCAAACGCGATTATCGCGCCAAGAAATCCAAACACAAGCCCGACAAACAACGCCGTTAAATGCGTTACACTAATCATCCGATCCTCCCATCATGTCAAAGTAGTCCAGCGTCACCGCGCCTTTAAGTTTCCGTGTCGCTCTGCAATAAGCGCATTTCTCGCACCGATCAGGTTCCAACACGCCGTCTTTCATGCCCTTAAACATTTCGATCCGACTTGATACAAAGTCAATCTCTGCGTCCATTCGGCTCTGCGGAATCTCAATGACAGCCAAATCGGACGGTTCTTCTTTTGTGATCGCGGCGATGTAGCACGGAAGGTTATGCCCCTCAATGAGTTGGTATAATGCCATTTGGAGTGTCCACCGCCAGTAGTCAACAACATTTAATCTGCCCTCCCCTTCGCGATACAGCGGCTTAAAGTCCTTGACCGTTTTTAGGTCTACGATCCGATCCTTTGCAAGAACATCAAACTTTGCCTTGAACGGTACGCCCCATAGCGTTGCGGTCTTAATCACTTGCTTTCGCCCGCGCATGAAGTCCATGAAAACTTTGTCCGATTTCGCACGGGCGATCATGGCCTCCGCCTTGACAAACTCCGATTTGAGCATTCCGTCCCGCTTGTATACCTCCGGGTGTTCAAGTTGGAACGTATCAAATGACCGCTTGCCCTCAAACGCCGCGTCAACGTAGCTACCTATTAAAAGTGCATCCGATTTGGGCCGTTCGTATTCTCCGCGCATTTCCGCTACGGCCCGTGCGGGGCAATCCAAAAAAGCCTTTAGCTGACTTGCCGACCAGTACAGTTTGTTCATTTCCGTACTGTAGTAGTTTCGCGCTGTCAATCGCTCCTTTTTCATGCCCCGGCGTTAGCCTCCTTTGCGCAATCCGCACATAACCGCTTTCCGTACCGCGCTTTTGTCTGTTCCGCCACGGTTTCAGCCGTCTTGCCGTATGCGCCAACAATCGGTTTCCCGCAATTCTCGCAAACCAAATCGGAACGCTCCGCTACTTTCTGCTTCGGCTCTGTACGCTGCGCTTCTGGCGGGCTGTACGGCCTGATACGCAAACACTCCACAATGTCACCTCCGAACCGGGTTGTGTCGGCGTAGAGCGTGATCCGTTTCCCGTTCCAATCCTCAATGTAGGGGCTGCCGCAAACCTTAGTGATCGTTTTTGCGTTCGTGCGGTTCAAGATCATTGGCTTTACATTCTCCTTGAAATGCGCCACCATGCATTGTTCCTTGCGCCCGCTGTTCCCTGTGACTACTTCTTGCCGTACAAAGTCAATCGTTAATGTCAAGTCTTTGCCATCTTCAAGTGAATACGTTCCAAGATAATCCATATTCACCATTTTCTTCCAATGCGTCTTGCTCATTTCTTCCCTCCAAGGTCTGCCACTTTAACAAACTTCATCATGTCCCGGAGCCTATCGTTTTCACCCGTCAAATCGGCAACGGCTCCCTTTAGCTGCTCCACTTGCGCCGCCAGTTCGCAATTCGCCGCGATCCATTCCTGACGCTCCTTGCGGTTGTTGTCATGCACTTGCTCCTTGATCGCTTCGCTCCGTGCCAAATTGCACTTTGACGCTCTGTCCGCCGTGAACACCGCCCATACCGTTACGCACAACGCGATCACGATAAAAAGAAAGAATCCCAGCTTGATTGATAAGGCCCTCTCCGCCGCTTGCGCTGCGGTCAACGTGATTTCCTCCATGATTTCCTGCCCCCATAATCTTGCATATTTAACAGCATTCCGCGTATTTTTTGCCCCGGCTCAACTGTCGATATCATTATTGAACATTTCATGCGAAAAGTCAAGCCCT